TTTAAACTCCCTCGACACGAGCCATGTCGGAACTGGTAAAACAGTAGTAGCCGCTCATCTGGCTAAGATCTTAGGTAGGCCCGTTGCGGTCTTGTGTCCTAAGTCGGTCATACCGTCATGGGAGCGTGAACTCAAAGAGACTGGTATAGAACCACTCTTCGTTCTCAACTACGAAAAGATCAGGACTGGTAAAACAGAGTGGGTGTCTAAGCGCGGCAAGAAGATCATGACGTGGAACCTACCGTCCGATACGTTGGTGCTGGTAGATGAGGTCCATAAGTGTAAAGGGCCTTACACGCAAAACGCGCAGCTTCTTATATCACTCGTCACGCAAGGCTACTCAGTCCACGCGATGTCAGCTACCGCTGCGGAAGACCCTACTGAGATGAGGCCAATCGGTTACGCATTAGGGCTACATAATCTTAACAAAGCATCAGACGGTCTCAAGAGTTGGTTCAGTTGGATGATGCAATTTGGATGTAGTCAGAACCAATGGAACGCATGGGAGCTGCGCCGTAAGACCAAACTCAGTGATCTCAATAAGGTCATGTATAACAAGAATGTTAAGCGTCTCACGGTGGATGACTTTCCTGACTCGTTCAAAGAGAACCGAGTCTTCATCGAGCCTATAGCCTTTGGTTCCGCTGCTAAAATCGCTAAGGCTTATAAAGATCTCGGCATCACTCCAGAGATCATCACTAGTCTTCTAGAGAACGGAACTGTAGAAGATAGCGATTGGGTTCTCGTTAACCTGTTACGCGCACGCCAGCTTGCTGAGTCACTCAAGGCTAAGGACATGGCGGACATGGCTAAGGACTACGTCGAGCAAGGCCATAGCGTTGTGTTGTTCGTTAATTTTACAGATACCGTAGATACCCTCTGTGAGTTACTAGAATGTATGTGCATTAAGGGAGGCCAGAAAGTTGAGGACAGGCAAGAAGTCATTGACGCTTTTCAAAGGGACGAAGAACACGTTCTCGTTATTAATACTGCTGCTGGCGGAACAGGAATCTCGTTACACGACATCAACGGTAACCGCCAACGGATCTCGTTGATCTCACCTACCTTTAACGTCAAGGATCACCTGCAAGCGTTAGGTCGCATCCACCGCAACGGAGCAAAAAGTGATGCCATCCAGAAGATTCTAGTTGCCAGCGATTCGATAGAAGAACACGTTATGCGTGTTGTTGAGCAGAAGTCAGATAATTTAAATACTCTACACCAATGAAAACAAAAATAAAAGGGATGACCCCTTACAAAAAACAAATAATAGACAAAGTGACCGAACTCGTATGTTCAGAATTCGCCATAAATCGTGACGAGATTTTTACTAAGAGTAGGGCTTACTCTTACTGTATACCCCGTATGGTCGCTGTCGGCATCTTGAGGAACAAGTTTAAGTTCACTTATAGTTCGTTGTCTTCTTACTACGGCTACACTCACGGTAGTTCGATTGCTTATGCATCTAAATCTCTTGACCAGAGAATCAAAGAAGACCCTGAAATCGCTTCAGTCGTCGAGTCAGTACTTAAACAACTAAACTCATAAGTCATGAGACCAAAAATTTTAAGGAACTCCCCGTTTGCAGCCACAGGCAGAGGTGGTCAGACTTTAATTCAGTATCATGACCTCACCTTCAAATCGAAACACTCGAAAGGTAAACAACCTAAGAAAAAGAAAAGGAGAAAATAGTCGTGAATAATGAAATGAAAGAGAACTCTAAGATGATGCAAGAAGCCATTGTCATTGATGCGACAAGGCTGATTAAAAAATATTCAGAGCAGTATGGGCTACCCCCTAAATGGGTAATGAGTCGCTTCGATGAGGGGGGTCCAAAAGGTAGGACTATACAAACCAGAGTTGAATCCTCTCACGCTAGGCATCGTGTCATCACTGAGCTGGCTGATATGGGGTATCCGAGAGATTTGATAGCGCGTTCGTTTGATCTTGGTCGTGACGCAGTTAACAGTATTATTAGAAAATTTAGACAACAACAAAATGAGCAACAACACTAAATACCTGTCAGACGCAGAGAAGATCAGACTCAAGTTACTTGAGGATGAGATCTACATGCTAAACCACAAAGTTGAGCGCACACTCAATAAACGTGACCGCCTCCAGCGTGAGGTTAAGCACATAAACGAATCGACCCATGAGCGAACAACCAAACCATAGCGATAGGGGCCACGCGGAGTTTTCTCCGTCGAGTCTAAAGTATGTAGCCGCCTGTGCTGCGTATCAGGGCCGCGACGGCACATCCGCCGCCGCTGAAATGGGGACCAGAATCCACGAGGCTCTAGAGGTCTTTGATCCTTCTGCTCTCCACACTGAACAGGAGCATGAGATCTACGAGCAGATCGTCAAGATGGAGCAGGACTTCATGGCTAACTTCGGCGACATCGCTGAGGAGCTAAACGAGATCCAAGTCGAAGTTGCCCTAGACGGCACTGAGACATGGGGAACCTGTGACCGATTCCTGATCCTCAAAGGCGGTGACCGTGCCGTCATGGCTGACTACAAAACCGGAATCAGTATCATTGATCCGCCAGAGAAGAACTGGCAGGCCAAAGCTTATACGACTGGAGCCTTCCAGAAGTATCCAGACATTCAGGAGATCGTCTTCGCGTTCTACGTGCCGCAACACAATGCGACCCTTCATCACACGTTTACGCGAGGCGATCTCCCTACTCTGGTCGAAGACCTTAGTCGAGTGATCAAGGCTGGCGAAGAGACCCGACCTAAGTGGGAGTCTGGCACGCCTGAGCTAGAGGAATGCACCCCGACTCAGTATTGTCGTTTCTGTAAGCACGAGGATACTTGTCCTGCGTTAGGCGGACTCGTCATCAGCGTGGCTAAGAAACTAGATACCACGTTGCCGGACATTGATCCTACTGACGTGGACAATCCAGCTAGACTCTCTGAGCTATTCAACATCGCAAGGATCGTAGAGAACTGGGCAGCGTCTATTAAGGCAAAGACTCTCGCCAAGTTAAAAGACGGCGATAAACTTGATGGCCTAAAACTACGGTCAATGGGTCGAACACGTAAGTGTGCTGACAACGAAATGCTCGTAAAGATTGCAAAAGAACATGGTCTAGAATTAAGTGAGATAATTAGTGAGCTAAATTTCCCACTTACTAAGATCTCGAAATTAGTATCTGCAAACGCAGAAAAATCAGAAAAACGAGAAAAACAACAGAATTTCCTTGCCGCCTGTGATGACGCAGGCATAGTCCAAACCTCTGAGGAGCGATTCAGTGTCGCGAATCAGTAAACCAAATAAAATAAGAATATGGCTACAAAAGAAGCTACACAAGTGAAGGAAGTCGAGACCCAGCTCTCGACTAATGTAAACATCGGAATCGAAATCGATCACAGTGACATCGAGATACCTCGTATCAACGTGTCACAGAAGATGTCTCAAGGCGACGCCCCAGTTGGAGCAGTCGTCTTTGACCGTCAGCATGTGATCGCTGGACCTAACGAAGCAGTAGCTGCAATTCCAGTTGTTGCTCAAAAGGGCTGGAGGGAGAATATCCCATTCGATGAAGATGAAGTCCCGCGTATCGCGTGGTCCAAAGAAGAGTCAGAGGCTATTTCCGATGATTCAGAATGGGAAATGACTGAGTTCGCTGAGATTACGTTACTACTCCGCCAGCCGGAAGGTAATGATGATGAATCAGCATTCTCACTCGTTATCGGCGGTAACCGATATGCTTTGGGTAAGATTAACGTAGGGAAGAACGCTTACCGTTCTACTTACAAGCGTCTTGCTACCAACGCGGCTTTCCAGCCTAACATCCCTATCTGTGCTAAGGTATGGAACTTCGTTTCTGAAGAGTTGTCGAAGGGTAAGTACACTTGGTTTAATCCAAGTCTCACAGTCACTTCGGAAGAAACAGACGAAGATGTTCTTGAGTTCATCAAAAACTTTGGGGGTTAATTATGACTGAAGAGGAAAAAGAAAAGAAAGTCCGTGAGCTACTCCTTGAGGAGATTGAAATGCTCGATGGAATGATTAAAGAAGTTACTGACCAAAAGTCACAGATCGAATCCAACTTACGTAAATTGCAGGTAGTGCGTGAAGCACTTATCCACGTTGCAGGAGAGCAGACTGAATTAGATCTAGATTCCTAATACTAGTAGTTAGAAAGCAAGCTCGTCGCAGAGTTTTTTAGTCTTTTCTTTGCGACGGGCTTTTTTCTGCCCACAAATAAACTTATATGATTACATACGCATTAGACTTTGAGACCTACTACGACAAGCACTGCTCGATACGGAAGCTTGGACCGTTAGGATACTTTTCCCATTACGACTTCGACGCTTATATGGTGAGCATCGTCGGTGATGACGGATATGAATGGGTTGGTCACCCTGAAGATTTTGACTGGAACCTGCTTAACGGCAATATTGTCCTGTCCCATAACGCATCATTTGATGAAACCCTTTACCTTTACGGTATTACGCAGCAGTGGTGGCCGAAGGTAGAGCCTGCTGAATGGCACTGCACCGCAGACATGGCTGCTGCATGTGGCTTACCTAGATCGCTTAAAGGGGCTACGGCCCAAGCTTTCGGTATTGAGGTTGAGAAATCGACCCGTGACAATATGTCAGGTAAGACGTGGACAGGGATGTCTGAAGAGTTCCGAAAAGAAGTCCTTGAGTATGCATTAAAAGACTCAGAGCTGTGTCTTAAACTCTGGCAGGAATACTCTCCAAAGTGGCCAGACTTTGAGCGGAGCATAAGTAACATGAACCGACGTGTAGTTCAGCGCGGTATCCCTATCGACCTAGAAGCTCTTAAAGAAGCACGAGAGATAATTAACGAACGTCTGTTCCAAGCAGAGAAATCAATTCCTTGGGCGGGTGAGAAACCGCTCTTGAGTCGGAAAGCATTCGACGAGGAGTGTCATAAGATCGGCATCGAACCACCTGCGTCCCTTGCTAAGACAGATAAGGATGCCCAAGAGTGGATTGAAAAACATGGGAGGTCTTACGCATGGATAGAGTCAGTTTCTAACTGGCGGAGGATCAACTCTATTAAAAAGAAGCTTGATAGCTTTGACTACGCTACTATGCCCGACGACCGATACTACGGTGGTCTCATGTATTTTGGCGGGCATACCGGACGTTTCAGCGGTAGTGGTGGGAATCTGAATCTACAGAACCTACCCCGTGACGAGATGTTCGGTGTGAATATGAGGAAACTTATTACTGCACCTAAGGGTAAGAAGTTAGTCGTAGTTGACCTATCGCAGATCGAAGTCCGAACCCTATGTTGGCTAGCTAAGGATAGGGTTACGATGGACGCTATTGCGGAGTCGGACGATATCTACGAGGCTTTTGCAATCCAATTTGGGTTATGGTCTCCTGACAAAGGTATCCTTAAAAAAGAAGATGCTAAATTACGCCATAAAGTTAAGGCGTTAGTCTTAGGCTGCGGATACGGTGCGGGATACAAAAAATTCGCGCAGATGTATAACATGCCGAAGAAGGAGGCTAAAGAAGCTGTCACCTTATACCGCGATAAGATCTCTAGAGTCCCTAAACTATGGAAGGACTATGACGATAGATTAACTGGTCTCGGCCTTATGTCAGATGGGGTAGACTTGAAGAACAACGAAGACATTAAGCTGAAGCTTGAGTTGCCGTCAGGCCGTAAGCTCAACTATGGCTTTGTCTTACAACAACAGGACAAAGATACAGGTAGATCTAGACATCAAGTAACAGTAAATAGAAACGGCAAAAAAAGGCATGTCACCCTATGGGGCGGTATTCTAGCAGAAAATGCCTCACAAGCTTTGGCTCGTGATATATTCAGTTTTATGATGCTTCAGATTGAGAAATCTGGTATCGACATAATTTTCCACGTCCACGATGAAGTCGTCTGCGAGTGTGACGAAGAAGTAGCAGACGAAACCCTAAACCAAATTGTTAAAATCATGTCTACCCCACCAGAATGGATACCCGATATTCCATTAGATGCAGAAGGAGAAATCTTAAATAAATATACAAAATAATGACCTATCGAACATTAAAAAACCTGAGAGACTCAAAGACTTCAAAAATAGAAGACTTGAGCCAAGTTAAATCGAAGAAGCCCGCTTTTAAGAAGAAGGCACTATACCGAGACTGGTGTAGTAACATAAACACGAAGCACGTCTTTTATTCGTGTGTGGAGGGTCGGACTCCTTCTAAAAGGATAACGTCCGATAACCCAGTTCACATAGTCTACGGAATAGTCGCGGACTACGACGCCCCTGTTAAATGGGATACCTTCCAAGCGAACTTAGGAACAGCCTGTAACAGCAGCCCGTTACCAACGTGGTCGTCAAGGACTCAGAGTGATTACCTTAGACTTGTATGGGAGTTTGAGAACCCAATTCCGGTTGATCCATCGATGTATGAAGCCTTCGTCTTGGCTATTGATAAACTTATTAAAGCGTCAAGTTTGTTTGCTGGTTTCGATAAGTCGTCTTTCCGACCGAACCAATACTTTGAACTAGGAGTAGACTGGCAGCAGCACGGCAATAGTCTCCCAGACTCAATCGTGTTTGCAGCAATAGCGAAAGCCGCAGAGTCAAAACCACCTGAGTCTGCTGAGACGTGTATTCCAATTGATGTAGTTTCAAAAGAAGTCGAATCCCGATTCCCGAATCGCTGGTTCGGTGAGTTTGAGGTCGGAGCTAGAGGCCCGTTGTTCTGGATCGACGACGGTATAGACCGTGAAGGTTGTCAGGTTGTAGAGGATGGAGTGGTCTGCTACAGCGACAGAGCAGGTAAAGGATTCATGAGCTGGTCCGATATATTCGGTGGGGCTTTTGTAAAAGATTACGAGACCCAGAAACTCGCTACGTTATTAGATGAGTATTGGTTTAATGGTAGGACGTTCTTCAAGCTTTGGAATGGGAACGCAGTTTCGATACCGAAAGATCAGCTCTTACTAGAGCTACGTCAGGCAGGTTTCTCCGTCAGAATTAGGCGTGGACAGAGTATCAGTGAGGTAGAGAACGCGGTGTTGGTGATCAGCAATAATAACCGGATCGATGAGGTCGCACCAGTAGTGTTCTCAAGTGATCGTGTTGTTTCTTACAACGGTAGTCGAATCCTGAACTGCTCGACCCTATGTCCAGTGGGTGCTGCCGCAGATGGAGACCCGTCTAACTGGCCTTTCCTCCACAATTGGTTCAATCAACTTTTCGTAAACAACAGTAAGCATGATTCCATAGAATACTTCTACGCATGGATGAAGAGGTTCCATTACGCTGTTGTAGAAAGAAAGCCCTTACAGGGGCAAGCTTTACTGCTGGTCGGTCCGACAGGTCGCGGCAAGTCGTTGTTAAGTAACAAAGTTATTAGTGGACTCGTGGGGGGTTTCGCTGATGCTAGTGACTACTTAGGGGGTCACACAAAATTCAACAAAGACTTAGGTCGTGTCGCATCGTGGGTGATTGACGATACGACCTCAGCAGCTAGCTTTCAAGACCAGAGACGTGCAACTGAGCTGTTGAAGCGTGCGGTAGCCAATCCGAGAGTCGAGTATCAGGCAAAGTATGCGGACGCTTTGTCAGTGCCTTGGACTGGTCGAGTTGTTTTGTCATTGAACATGGACGCCAACTCGCTGTCAGTGATCCCCTCACTTGACTCAAGTAATCGTGATAAGCTTATGGCCTTGTTGATCGCAGAGACTTCAACGACATCGTTCCCGCCAAACCATCAACTTGAGGCGACTATTGAAGATGAGTTACCTCACTTCGCTAAGTTCTTGTTGGATTACAAGCCCCACCCTGAGATTGAAGACGTAGGACGTTTTGGTGTGCAGAGCTACATCGAGCCATTGATCGCTGACGCGGCTTACGACAACAGTTACCGCAGCACTGTAGCTGAACTTGTTGAGTTCTTCTGTAAGCGATGCCGAAATAGCGCACCGGATCTTGATAGATGGTCAGGGACTCTTACTGAGTTTCAAGTCGCTATACACGCCTTTAACGACGGGCGGAATGTCGGTATGTCTAATAACCTAGAGTTTATTAGACGGGGTATGTCAGTTCTTGAGGAGGCTGGATCAGTCAACAGTAACATCAGGCCGATTAGCTCAGGAGGACAAGGCGGCGGGAAATTGTGGAGCATTGACCTCAGCGAGATATACGATATAGGTTATAAAGCGGATGACAAACGAAGATCTTCAGATCAGGAGGCAGGAACTCTGCGGTGAGTTTTGGGTGGAGCTACGTGAAGCTATGGAGAAAGTCGGAGGAGATCCGTCCGTCATAGACGCTTACGTAGACGCTCCTCTAAGTGAATTCGTAGACCTCGTAGCTCCGAACGGAATAAGGCCCGTCTTTAAAAGGACGGGCCACATCCACTACAAAATGTCACCGCCGGAGGAGGAATGACTCGAAAGCGTCTGGCCGACGAGTCCTCTTAATCTCGATGTTGTAACCATCAGCCTTGAAACGGAATCCGTCTTTGTCGAGAGTGCCTCTCTCGTTAAACCGTTTTTTGTGTATGATGGTCTTCTTAGGCGTCCACCCACAGAGCCATACCTTCCGTAAGCCTTTGTGGACGCGCATGAAGAAGTATACGTCGGCTTCAAACTTGCTGAACTTAGTCCTGACGACGGAAGCGTTGTAGTTCAACTTAGGTGGTGTGTTGCAGCTCTTAGCCTTAACGTCAACCTTGAGACCTTTGTATTCGTAGTCGTGGGTGTAAGACTTATCGCCGACGTAGTTAAACTGCTTAAAGGTATTCTCAAAGGCGACCTCACCTAAGAAGCCCGTCATGTTTCCTTTGCCGTTAGTGAATGATGTCTTCAGCTCTCCCAAAGCGTCAGACCTACGGCACGCTTCAGCGACATCTTCAGGCGTAGGTTTGTAGAGTATGAAACGGCTCAAAATTTACCTTTTCTACGGCGTATGTTCTTTAGAATCTTAGCCGTTTTTCTATGCTTCGCGGTTTTCTCCGCGATACTTTTAGGTTGTTTAACGAACTGCTTTCCAGCTTTCATACCCTCTCGTTTCTTCTGACTCGTGCGGGCATACTCTTCGTCAGTCAAAGCCTCACGCGCAGCCTCTGGCAAATACCGCTCGCCCGTCTTCAACGAAGGCTTACCGGATTTGGTTCCCCATTTCTCTCGTGTCCAGTTGTCGAGAGATCTCTGTGAAGCTTTCTTAGGCATTAGTAACCGGACCGTTTGCGGATGATCTTCTTAGCCTTCTTCTTAGTAGATGGCTTAGTGTGGCCGTAGCCTTTCTTCTTCATGGCAAGGTGCTGCTCGTAGGTGTTAGCCTTGTAGCCTTTGCCAGACTTATCATACATCATGTGTGGTTTGAATTGTTTCATTAGTCTCTGTATCCTCCTCCGTTTTTCTTGTATCGTGCTGCTAGTAGTTGTGCTTTGCGGGCTGACCACTGGCCAGCTTTACCGCCCTTCGTTCCGGCTTTGATTGAGTTAAACAAACGCTTCCGCATTGTAGGCTTCGTGTAGTTGCCTGCCTCGTTGACACGAGACTTAGACTTCTTGCGTCGGGCTTTCTTAAGTATTTTTTTCTTCTTCATTCAGCCACCCTCTGTTCTACCCGTTCTGCGAACGACGCTTTCTTCTTCGCTTCCTCTTTCAGCAGATTAGAAAGAGCCTCCATTCTTTTTGCTACACCAGACCCAGACTTTTTAGCCTGACGGTATTCCTCGTTGTCTAAAAACTCTTTCGCAGCATCAGCGAACTTACCTTCTCTGATGTTCTGCATCGTCTTTGGGGAACCAGATAGACCACCTCGATAGATCGAAGATATTGCCTCGTCCTGAAGTTCTGGAGAAAGGTCAAAAAACTTGTCTCCGATCATATCATCTTCGATAGCGAGTTTAGCTTTCTCACCAATCGAACCTAACATCATATCCCTAGCGGATTTCTGAGTAATCTCTTTACCAGATAGATCAGCTTTTTTAGCTATACCGCTCTTACCCATCGTGATCTTACCTGTATAATATGAAGATTTCTTATAGGCGTCTAAGCTACCGTCCCCAATTAGGTTTCCATAGCCTATTGTCCACAACCCTTTCGAGTCTTTATAGGGTCTATCGACAAACCCTTCTTTCGGTCCTAACACATCGGCGAGCTTACTGAAGCTGTAGGCTTTCTTATTTGGTTTTACTAATATTGGGTCTGGCATTATTTTAAGCGTTTAAGGATTCGTTCGTAGGCTGGAAAGAAAACTTCGTCGATGCAACGGATACAGGCTTCTTCCTGAAAGCTCTCGCAGAACGAGATGCCAGAGATGTGGAAGGAGGCGTGTAACATTTCATGACGTAAGGTTGGTATGATTTCGTGTTCCGGTAGTTTGTTATGTAACTGGATTATTCGTTTCTCGTGTAAATACTGTCCGTAACAATCATCTAACTCAGCCTTTTGAATCTTGATCCGCTGACCAGCGATCATGACTGACTTTAATGATTTCACTTTCTAGACCTGTTCCTTGATTTGCTGAGTAGCCTTAAATTTTTACGTGAGTTGTTTTTCGGATTCCCGTCTTTGTGGTCAACGTCTTTACCTTTGACCCGCTTGCCTAAAAGCTTCTTCATCTTACGGCGTGCGCCGTTACGGCTAGCCCGATTCTTTTTCTGTTCCGGCTTACCTTGGTAGTTGTCGTATTCTTTTCGGTAGTTCCTCATGCGTTGTTAAAGTATTCGACAATCGCTTGCGCGTAAACGTCGGCTAGTAGTGAGTGCTTGCTATCCATTAGTATCCACTCCTTCGGAGAACTGCCGAAGAAAGGCTCGCAGATCACGGCAGGTGGTGGCACGCTCCGCAAGAATCCGGCTCCGCGACCGTCTGGCTCAATCGCCTTTACGCCCCTGTCCTTCTGCACCTTAAAGGTTTCAGACTGGGCTTTGCGGAAACACTCAGCTAAACGGCGACCGTTGTTGCTGGTGTGGTAATGTAAGTATTCGTAGCCCTCTGCTTTCGTGCTTGAGTAGCTATTGAAGTGTAGCTCAATCGCGATGTCGCACTTCTCTTTGCCAACGCTCTGGCCTAACCAGTCCATCGCACGGCTGTAGCTCTCTGACGGGTAGTCGTCAAAGACAACCGATTGGATGCCTTGGTGGCGTAGGTGGTTCTGTAAAAGATCAGCGACCTTCTTGTTGTAAGTCCACTCGTCCACACCACCAACAGAGCTTGCGCCTTTGTCGCCTATCCGGCTGTGGCCGACACAAATAGCGACCTTCTTGAGCTTCTTTACCTTCTTGCGTTTAGCCGCTTTAGCCGCTTTGTAGGCGGCTATCAGTTCTAGAATCTTGTCGAGTATTTGGCTTGGCTTCATTTCGCGATAATAATAGCGCGGCGGTAGCTGTAGTCACTGTGAAACTTCTGGCCACTTCCGACGAAGATGCCTTCCTTAAACTGATACTCAGCACCTTCAATTAAGGTCACTGTTGGTGGATCGTAGAGCGCACTTCTGTTCAAAGCGGAGGCGTCGCGATAACCTTTCGATACGCAGCTTGGCAGCAGGAGAGCCGTCAGCAGCGAGATCGTCGATTTCATCTTCCAGCTCATAAATATAACATCTCCGTTTCCAGTTCAACGTAGCGACATACGCTTTGATTAGCTCAGTGAGCAGCTTAATCACTTGTCCTTAGCCTTGAACACGTTAAGCGCGAGCCAGTCTACAACCTTATACGCCTTACCGATAAAGGTATCATCCTTCGGCGTAGGGGTAAGGGCAGCGATTGCTGACGCGGCTGCGAT